AACACTAGCATCAACAAACGCAGCATCAACTGCATATGGCGATGGTGATGTTCTTGTTGAATTAGGAGCTTTAGATGTTACAGCACCTGACGATTTAGTAACACCTTCTAAGTTTTTCATTCACAGAGCATTGATTGGTATTACAACTGCGGCAGGAGAAACTCTTGCTGGTGGTTTATCATTAAGTGCAACATCTGGAACAGCGACTAACACTGCAGTTTCTTCTGGAACTGAAATTGTTGGTGCTGGTGTAACATCTTTTAACGAACA